TCTGTCTTTGGTGTTATCACTGGCACCCTTTTGCCATTGATGGTCTCATATCTGACCGAGGCTTCCGTCTCAATAAAAGGCATTATCTATCCTCCCTGTTAATCTCTAATATGGATGCGATAACATCTACCGCACCACTGGTTGCCTGAACCTTTAATATCTCACTCTCCATCATAATCAAGGGTTCACTCAACACTTGTTCCTTTTGACCTGATGTTAAGGTAACATCATTATCAACTACAAAAGCGGTCCCCGCTGCGTTGGTTAATGTTACCTTAACTGCTGCTGATCCAGATGCATCCTCTACAACTAATAATGATTTAACAATAGCTCTA